TCAAAGAGTTTTATATATTGCGACAGAGCAAAAGGCAGATGAAATCCAGACAATGATTTTGGCATATGTCAGCGGAGTTAATGAAAAGAACATTTTATTAGGTAGTTTCTCTCCTGACGAATTAGACCGTATCCAAAAAGCATTAGATATCATAGATAAATATGGTAAGAATATGATTTTGGAGGTTATCCCAGATCCAAGTATTGCGATGATTAAAGCGGTTTTAGCTAAATATATTGTTCAAGATAATGTAGAATATATCTTCTATGATTATATATTTAGTAGTCCAGGATTATTAAGTGAGTTCAGAGATGTCCAAGTTCGTGAAGACGTCGCATTAATGATGTTGTCCAATAGTATTAAGGAAGTCGCAATGAATTATAATGTATTCATTCAAAGTGCGACACAATTAAATGATGGTTGGAGTAAAAAAGAAATTGGTTTAAGAGACCAGAACTGTATCCGTGGTTCAAAAGCAATTGCAGATAAGATTGACATCGGTATGATTGGCGTTAAAGTCACAGATGAGGAAAAGAAGCAAATTGAAGCAATGTGGACTGAACTTCAAAAGCAAAACTCTCAAAAATACATTCATGAACCTAATGTTGTTATAGATATTTATAAAAATAGACGTGGAGAATTAAATGGCGTCAAAGTGTTTAGATATTTTGATTATTCAACTTGTAGATGTGAAGATTTATTTGTAACAGATGCAAGTTATAAGACAGTATCTGAAATCGGACAACTTAAATATGATAAGCGACCATTTGATTTCTTGGATTTAAAGACTAGAGGTATGTTATAATGGACTTTAAAGAATTAAGAGATCAATTGACCGATGAGATGATTAAAGACATTCTCGCGCAATTCAATGTAGAACCAGTAGAAGAAACTGAAGAATCTATTGTTTTCCCTACTTGCTGTCATAATTTAGAGGGCGGTAGTCCAAAGTTATTCTACTATAAAAACACAAAATTATTCCATTGTTATACAGAATGTTCTGCGACATTCGATATCTTTACATTATTGCAGAAGATGTATCATCTTCGTGGACAAGAAATTACATTGATACAAGCCGTGTCAATCTGTGATTTAGATCCATCATCAATTAATGTGGAAAATAGAGCACTTAATGCTCTAGACGATATCAGATATATGCAGACATTAAATAATGTATATATTGGTGATATAAATGCGGAATTTAAGACTTATGATAAGGCTATCCTCAAAAAGTTTAGTTTTGATTATATGGGATTAATGCCGTGGATTGAAGAAGGAATTAGTATTGAAGCATTACAAAAGTTCAATATTAAATGGGATTCATTTAGACAAGCCATCGTTGTGCCGAACTTCAACTATGACGGCGAATTAATCGGCATCAGAGAAAGATATTTTAGACCAGAAGATGTAAAGAAAGGTAAATATAGACCTCTTTATGACCAAGGTATATTATATAATCACCCAACTGGCCGCACGTTCTATGGTATTTACGAGAACCGCAAAAACATAGAAAGAAAAAAGATGGCTATTATATTCGAAGGAGAAAAGTCCTGCCTCAAGTATGGATCGATATATGGAAATCAAAATAATATATCTCTCGCAACTTTGGGACAGAACATCACAAAAGATCATATTCAATATTTGCTCAAGATGAAGGTGTCACACGTTATCTTGGCATATGATAGTGATTATGAAGATTATCAGCAATTAGCAGAAGTAGAAGAAAAATATATAGAGAAAGCGAAAATATTATCACCTTATTTTAATGTAAGTATCCTTATGGATTATGACTTCGAGTTACCATATAAGAGTAGCCCGATTGACGGAGGAAAAGAGATATTTGAGCATATGATTAAAAATAGGAGAATTGTTTAATGAATAGAGTAGAATTAAAGGTAAATCATTTAATAAAATCAGCCAATCAGCCAAAAATTTATCATGGTAAGAATGTTAGTTATATCGAACAATATCTCTTAAGTCTTGGCATTAGAGAAAGTGATATACCTAGTTTTATAGATAGACCAAGAGATGAAGACGAGGACCATCCAGAAGACCTTCTCAATATGAAAACAGCTTGTGAAACTGCGTGGTCCGAGTTAACTCACGGAGCCAAAGTCTTCGTAGTAGTCGATAGTGATACAGATGGTTTCACATCAAGTTCAATCTTAATTAATTATATTAAGAGAAGATTTCCATCTGTTGATATTAAATATGCGCTTCACCCTGGCAAAGAACACGGCATCGTCTTGGAAGATATCCCAGAAGATAGGACATTAATCTTTGTCCCAGATGCCGGTTCAAATAATATTGAAGAACAAAAAGCATTAGTAGATCAAGGTAAGACAGTTATTGTTCTCGACCACCACGATATCGAAGTAGAAGAAAACACAGGCGCAATCATCGTAAATAATCAATTCAGCCCTTATTTCTCAAATAAGAGTATGAGTGGTGCTGGCGTCGTATATATGTTTATCAAGATGATGGACACATTATATTATCCATCTGAAGCTATTTATCAAGACTATAGAGATTTAGCCGCAATCGGAATCATCGCCGATGCAATGAATATGACTACTCTTGGTAATAACTTCTTGGCTTACTATGGTTTAAGAAACATTAGAAATAAATTTATCCAAGAAGTCGCAATTAAACAGGCGCATGGTATTAAAAACCCTCGCTGTTTAACAAAAATTGATGTTGCCTTCTATATTGCACCTGTTATTAATGGTGTTATTAGAAGCGGAGATGCAGAAGATAAAATAATGGTATTCCGTGCGATGAGCGAAGAAGACAATACCGAAGATTTTGTCCGCACATGGCGTGGAGTTGAATATCACGAAACAATTTATCAATGTGCAGCCCGTCTTGCCGCCAATGCAAAAGGAAGACAAGATGCAAACAAGAAAAAGTCATTTGAATGGCTTTGCGGAAAAATTAAAGAAGAAGGACACGACACCGACAATATTATCATCGCAACCTTAAATGAAGAGGAAAGTAAAAAGATTAGTCCAACCTTAACAGGACTTATCGCTATGGAACTTGTTAAAGAGTTTAATAGACCTGCTCTTGTATTAAGAAAGACAACCTTTGAAGGAGGACATCAACTTTATGGCGGAAGTGGACGTAATGGAAACTTCTTTGGATTAAGTGATTTAAAAGGATATCTTCATAAAGTAGGTATTACTTATGGCGAGGGGCATGCCAATGCATTTGGTGCGTTCTTAACCGCAGAAGAAGTAGATAAAGTTAGAAAAGTCGCAAACGAGACACTCAATCCAGATACATTTGAAAATGTATATGAGGTTGATTACATCTTCAAGAATAATTATGACATTGATGATGAAATGCTTTATCAAATGGCCTCTTATGATGATATCTGGGGATGCGGTTTAGCTCAACCTAAGTTCGCATTCACCATTGACTATAATAAGACAGATATTCTTATTATGGGAAAAGACAAGAGTTCAGTAAAAATTAGATGTAACGGCATTGACTTTGTCGCATTTAAGAAAGCCGAACTCGCACAACAATTATTAGAAATTAGTTGCGGAACTGCACACATCGTTGGCCGTCCACAACTCAATGAATGGAACGGCAACTTCAATATTCAAATCATGATTGATGATATTGAAATTGAGCCACGTGAAGCCATTCCACAAACAAAGACATTATTCGACTTAATTTAGGAGTAAAACAATGAAGAAGAACAAAGAATTTACTTGGGACGGCTCGTCCTCAGTTGGCAATTATTCAACTAATCTTGGTGATGCTAAAATTTATACTGGTGATCCATATCTTGGCAGCGGACAAACATCTGGTTATTATGGACAATATTATTTTAATTGTGTAGAATTACTGCCTTGTGGTATTTGTCGTTTAACTAATAAAGTTTGTCCAAAATATGGATGGCAACCAACTTGGATTGGTTCACCAGTCTGGACATGTGATTCAGATAAAGTACGAAACTTTACTACAACAACTTTTAGTGATGGTACTTATAAAACTATTAATGGAGCACAATGCTTCGGAAAGAAGAAATAATTATGACAATTAAAGAATTTTGTGAAAAACACAATATAGATTTCGACGGCAACACCCTCGAACAGATGTTATTTTTTACCTCTCTTGATAAACTTTATCTTGAGTTTACTCCTGAACAAGCCATTGAAATCCTTAAGGATTTTTATGTCTGCGCAGATGATATCTATAACGAGATGGCTCAAATCGCACAAGAGAATGTAAATAAACTAATGAAGCTTTTTGGTAAAGAACCAGAAAATGACGAAGAAAAAAGTCCTAAAGATTGTGATGCCTAAAATGCTTGCGCAATCGAAAAAGATTTAGTATAATAAATTAATTGGAGAACATATGAGAGATTATTGCACATTACACACACACTCTGAATATTCAAACATTAAAATTATTGATAGTATCAATCGTTTTAGTCGTAGCGTCGATTATGTTTGGGATTTGGGATTAAGTGGTATTTGTATGACTGAGCATGATTGTCTCAGTGGAACTCTCCAAGCATTAGATATTTATAAAGCAAAACTTAAAAAAGAATGGGGTGCACTTCATCCAGATCAAGAGTTCATTGGATATGAA